AACTTCCAAAACGGTGACCGAGTCAGGACCAAGTCTTTGTTGGAAAGAACCATCCCACTTCGTGAGCTCTCTGGGTCAACGCACACTCCGTTTTGGAAGTTACGCCAATCAAGCCCTTCCTCTCTGATGTTCTCTTCGTCAATCGAAAAGTCAATACTTTCAACCGCAGTGGTTGTGGACTTGATTGAATCCTTCGTGATGATGTCGCCCTCTTCTGGAACGACGCTGGGTGTAATTTTAGGCATTATCGCTTCCGGTAGGTGACAACTAAACTGGGGCAGAACAATGAGCAGTCTTTTCGATAGCTCCTTGCGTCGGCTTCAGACTCTGAGGTGTTAAAGCTCTGTTTTGGATTGAATGAAGAAGACGACTCAGATTGATCTTTGCCCAAGTTGTACCAAATAAATTGAGCTTCCAATTGAACGACTGTCTCTTTGTTCTTGAGGACCGGTGTGGCGCCGCACAGGTATATTGGATGGCACTGGTATTCATTTCCCAGAGGTCCCGTTTCTGCAACGGATTGACCATTTACGGTCAGTCTCCACATGGAACACAGAACGAATGAACTCAGCTGCTTAAATCGCTTGGTCTGCTTGGCGAAAAAACCATAGTTGTCGGTTCCATGTTCAACGGTTGACTCCGTAGGGGCGGAATGTCTTGTATTCAAGAATCCATCGGGATGGCTCTGTGTTGGCAACCAGTTTACTGTTCCCGAAAACTCAACAATCAACAATCCATCTTCGTTTGGCGTAAAGGTCACACTTGGGAGCGTCCTGACGTCTAAAGAGGTGCCAGATGGACCACCTGGATCGGATGAATATTCATCGAGCCCCAGCTCCTTGTAGGCGGCACTGACTGCAGGCTCATCCGGTAGATGAAACATGGCGTCACCAATATCGGTATTGACTGTCGTCTCTGTTTCTTTGATCCAGCCCGAGCGAGTGTGATTGAAGATGTAGCACAAGCTCTGCTGAAAGTTGTTGTGTACTTCCGTAAACGCACCACGCTTGACTCGATTTACATCAATTGAATCGTGACCGATGTTGTCGCAGTCCAAGAACCCATTGATTTCAGATACCGTTTCATTGATGTTGATTCGCCAATCAGATGGCTCTACGACATCGCCATCTCTCACATACTCTTGCCTGTACTTCCAAGACATTCTACCTTCCACTCGGCCTAAGGGCCTTGTTCAGAGGTTTGATGGTACGTTGTTCACCAACCTTAGCCTCAAGGTCGTATCCAATTATTTCAATCTTGTTTCCGACCGCACTGGCGAACGATACGGAAAGTTCTCTGACAGGACCCTTGTGCGTGGTCGAGATGTCGTATCGGACCACAGTTGGCCTGTATGCAATCCATCGATCTGTATCAAACTTCGCAGAACCATAAACGGGATACACCTCGTTCGGATCTTGCTGCTCTGCCGTCTGCACGGTGGTTCTCACCTTGTCTATTGAGCGATTCACTCTTGTGTTGACGTTCAATCCATTGTCACCATACCCAACGGCATACGCCAATACGTGAGCTGGACGAAAGTTGGTAAAGACACTTTGGTAGTCATTTGAAACAGTCTCGTAGATGGAATCGATTTGCTTGCCACCTTTTGTTTCGAAGCCGCGACTGTACACCAAGATGCCTGCATTTTCGGAGTCTGTGTTCTGATGACTGCCCATAAACAGGTACCCGCGATGATCTTTGGATGCGACCATGCAATCAATCGGGAAGTCTTTACGAACGCTCCAAGAGCCCACCTCATAATGATAAATCAGACACAAATCATTGTCTGGCGAACCAAGAGTCGGAATCGCCAACCAGTATTCTTTATCTCTTAGGTACAACGCGGAGGCTGCTCTGACTGACGCTGATTGATTCAGCAGCTCAAGTTGATTGGGTATTTCCGCACCGATGTTGACTACACCTGTGATGCTCCCCGTGTTTTCCAACGCACCCTGCAAAAGGAACACAGACTTTTCGCTGAGGAAAGCCAAACCCAGACCAGGTATTTCTGCGATCGAGTTGGGAGCCACACAACCAATGTCTTTGTTGAGTGTCTGAGCTGCAAAGCCCACCGATGGGTCTCCCTTGATTAGGTAGATGCCTCGAGTCTTGAAAACAACAAGTGCGTTCTTTGTAGCCCGCATACCTGTGATTGGACCACCATCGTCATCGCCAACCACCAAACGGTTGTTTACGGGAAACACCTCGGGAAAGAGAGCAGCGGAGTACTGAATCTCATTCAAATCGGCACCAGCTGCAAACATTGTGTTCTTGAAGACGGCCAAAAACTTTGTTCGACTTGGGAAATTGCCCAACTGGGACTCATCCAAGAGCTCTCCCAGAGAAGTGTCTGGATGACCATCAACAAATTTGGTGGTCATGTTGTCGGGAATCTCGGTCAATAGATAAAAGCTTCGCTGACTGCCAGTAGTGTACAAGTCTCCTTTTGAGTCATACACGTTCCTGGTTCGATAAACCCGTCGCGCCACGCATTCTTTGGGTCCGATTGGCACGTCCAATGAAATCAAACCCTTACCGTGCAAACATTTCTTCTGACCACCTCTGCCATTTTCAACCGCAACGATACTGCTCGGTGCAGATGGTTCCGACTCCTGCCCCCGTTCGTTTACGTAAGTGACTTTGTATTGAAACCCACACAATCGCGTATCAAGCTGTTCTGAGCCATAGTAACTGACCTTCATGGCGACGTCGTTGGGGAAGTCGTTGTCATCGAAGGGCATGACTCCGTTACCTTTGTATCGGTACGCACCCGCACCAATCGTCGCATCACTTCTGCTGCCTAAGCCCCAATATGGAATGTCATGGCTTAAACTGTAGTATCCCCTGCTTCTTGGTTTTGTTTTGAAGAGAGCGTTGGAAAATGTGACGGTAGTTGCGCCCTCGTACTTAGCATCGGCAAACGAAACATTTGGTTGTCCATAGTCGCCCAACGCAAATGGAAACGTGCATGAGTTCAAGTGAGAACCAGATTGAGCGGTAGGGGAAGGTGGTGTGCTCTGGAATCCAGCACGTTCGCAGAACGACCCATCAAACACGATTGGTTCATCGTAGCCGTTTACGAAGTATATTCGCCCCCCATATGACTGAGATTGAGTTCGTGATGACAACTTCCGAATCGTGCGATCATCGACTTTAGTGGTTTTGAAAGCACTTTCCTTTGAAGCATATTGAATCAGAGTTCGAGACGGGCTGTCCTTCAGGTACTCTGGCACTCCATAGGCGTTCGGTTTGAACAAAGATCCATCAAACGCTTTGAGGGAAGAAGTCACATCAGGAACGAACTCTCCGGTCACTTCGTCGACGATGAAGTTTTGCTCTTCGTAAATCAACCACTGACGAGCTCCATTGTGCTGAGCAAACCAATGAATCGAGTTGATTCGACTGTACACATCTTCTCGCTCGTCTTCGGGCGCACCGGACGATGATGACTCATCGTCGATGGAATAACGCTGCTCCGGCACCTCTGGCTGTGATGGCAAGAATACTTGGTCATATCCACCTGATGTTCGCCAAGAATCATTAGACGTCCAAGTCATGTCTTGAATAAATAGAGCGTCCTGCGGATCAACGATCCATCGCTCATCCATGCCTCGTAGACTAAAAACCTGCAGCGTCTGTGTATTCATTGACTACACCTTAGTGGGAACGCCGAACCGCTCACCAGCAAAGACCACGCGGTCGAAACCTCTTCGAATGTACTTGCGGTTGGTTCGGCTCAAGTACTTTTGTTTCATCCGGTCGAGCAGCTCTGTGGTTTTACGTTCGTACAGTTGAGATTGAGACGACATGCCGTGCTGCAAACAAATGTCGGCCAAAGCCATGTAGACCAACAGGTGATGATACTGAACAGGCCATTCCGGCACGTCAGAGTCCGCTACAAGGCGTTTTGGACGAGCCAAGTACCGAATCTCAATGTCCATGTCTTGACTGGGCGGACGGTACACCCTGATGGTCTGACGGGGACCCGATTCATCAAGTACCTTCAACTTTGCCAGCTCTCCATCGTGGTACGTCCAAAAGCCAGACTCAAGGAAATAAGCTTGCGGCCATCCTAATACTGGTTGACCGCTTGTGAACTCATCTGGAAATAGCTCTGCACTGGCGTCTGCAGCTGCGAAATCATGCTGTTTTCGTCCAATGTCGAGAACGGTTCCATCCGTAAAGTGGTCCCCGATGTGAAGCCAACGTTGGTATCCCTGCCATCGGGTATCGATTGTGTCACCAGGCTCTTGGACCTTCCTTCGATAAAACCGCTTGATTCTCCCAGTCATGCGGCGTTTGATGTCCGCATCGGTGGGGGCACTACCTCTACGACCCAAGGGTGTCTCAGTTCGCCCAAACGTTCCATCTCGTCGGAAGTCACCTTCTACGGCTTCACTGCCGATGTCCATACCAAAGTAACTGGAACCGGAAGATTCTTCTGTCGGCAACGTGATTCGACTAATCGGAGACGGTGCGGATTCAATACCGGCGTACACAAAGGTGTAGCAGTATTCGTATGTGTCGCCAGCTTTTAGTCGTGCAAAATCGAGTTCACTACTCCCGTCTGGTTGTTTTGCTTGCAAGGTTGGTGGCACCATTGGTGGAGTGACTGATTTTGGCATTCCCTCAATGCCAATGACCGGGTCTCCTGTACTGTCGCGGTCCAAGTACAGGTGCTCTTCCTTGGCGGCGTCGATGAATATAAGCCGTCCACGATCAGGTGCGGTGTTCACTGATGTAGAAATGGTTGGAACGTTTGAGGGTGGCACAATACCTTGTGAATGAACCGGAGTCTTGAGGCCACGGTCAACAATACCAAGCACTTCGACACAATCTGCGGGCAGGTAGTACTGACGGAACTCAATCTTCCAATCCGTGTAAAAGTCCTTGGTGTCTACGACCGTAGAGCCATCTACAACTTTGGTAGTGCTCGGGTCAATCAACGGACGGTCCAAAACGATACCGGAGGCATCTCCAGGCTGATATCCATCAGGCCACTCAGGGTCACCAGTGCCACCGTAACGACCCTCGGAACCATAATCTGCAATCGCAGAACCCAAGTCGAAAATGCCCGTGATGGTGAACTCACGCTCACTTGCACCATGCGAGATGCTTGTTCTGCTGGTGAATGTATCGTTGTCTTGAATAATCAGAGGATTACCGAGCATCTCATACGTGGGCAGAGTGTCAGATGTACCCTCAAAGTGAATCACGTTACTCGCATCGAAGCTGTCGGAAGCGTTGCCCACTGACAGCTTGTTGGTAGTTGCGTCCCCTGTGATGTCAGCTCGGAGCGTCAGTGGGACGCGCTTTTGTCGAAACAACCAGTTGTACTGGCTTGAGCACTGCAGATAGTGACGGTTGACGACTCGCGCGACTTGACTCTTGTACGCTTCCAAATCGGGGTTGTAGTCGAGTGCTGAGTTGATTTCTTCGGTGATCTCTTTCAGGTTCACGACGTACCCCTCCAAAAAGAAAACGGCTGCTGGTGCATTATACCCCAGCAGCCGAAAATGGGCCGGAGCCCGGTAGCGATTCTTATCAGCCGTAGAAGCCGTGG